TACTGGTCTTTGATCTGTTGAACTTGGCCTTTTCGCCTTTCGACATCTCACCAGTAGTCTTAGGAGTCTTGGAAGAAACGCGTTTCGACGGACGGCAAGCTGGATAGCCTTTGCGTTTCTCCCCTTTCTGGCGACCACAGGGCTTGCCGGTCTTGGTGTCTACCCATTTCTCCTTGAACCATCGTCTTAAGCTCATCTTTTTCTTTTCTTCTTAGCTAGTGCATCTAGCACCTTCTTTTTTGCTACTCTGGTTTGCATTTTTGTTGGTGTTGGGAAGGAACCAGTTCTTGCTTTTCTAGTTCCGCCGGGTCGTTTGGGTAGCTTTTGCCCTCTGTATTTGCTTTGATCGCTCATTTTCCTACTGCCTTTTGTGCTTTTTTGTGTGCTGCTGTGAAGCTTTTGCCAGCTCTCATTTCCTTACGCATCATAGCCATGTGTTTAGCAGAGTGATGCTTGGAGTGTTTCTTGAGAGTATCTTGTTGGCGTTTTGTTAGTGCTGCCATTACCTTCTTTTCTTACGTGAGTATCCGGGTGCAGCTTTTTTCTTGCCACCGGCTTTGACTTGACCTTTACATACCTTAACGCCATAGGCATTAGCGTATGCAGAGGGATATACTTTGAACTTGCGTTTGGCTGCTGCCTTACCGCGAGGACATAACTTACCCATTATTTACCTCCGTGTTTGCAGCCACATTTGCCGCCTTTCTTTTTACCTTTTTTGTGCATTACACTTTGCCCTTTTTGTTTTTCTTTTTGTAATACTCAATGACCTTTTTAGAGTCATTTATATCAAACGGGCCGGGCCCAGATAGTCTTTTGTTAGCTTCCCTAACATCTTTAGGTACACCAAAAAACTTCTCGCCCATGGCAATAGCTTTTTTATTGCCTTTGCGGACTTTCTTTTTTCCGTCTTCTGAATAAGTAATAGCCATTAGCATTTCCATCGTCTCATGGCAAGAGCCTTACGTGTAGGCTTGCCGTTTGGTTTTTTCATTGGGCCTTTCATGCCTCTAAAGCGAGCACAGAATGACCTCTTTCTAGCCCCTCCTCCGGGCTGTGGAGCTTTGAGATTAGAGCCAGTGGCACGATTGTACTTGGCTCTACCTTTAGCTGTCAAGCCGCCTTTGCGACTCTTCTCACCTCTTCCGAGAGACAGGCTTACGCCCTTTCTTTTTCTTGGTGCCATTTTTACCTCTTAGTTTTGCAAAGTCTGCACCAGTGATCTTGTCACGTGGAGGTGCTACACGTCCTATCTTTTTTTGTTTAGGTGTTAGGGGCATTATAATATACCGGGAATAATTTGTCCGGTTGTGATATAAGTACCAACAGCAATTACGAATCCTAGCATAGCTAGTCTGCCGTTTAGCTCTTCAGCTGGGTGCCATTTCTGGCCGTTGTGGTTGTGTGTCATACCTCGTTTACTCCGTGATTTAGTGGTAATGATAATTGTATGTATTTTTTATTTTTTTGTGAGGGCTGTTTTTTGTACTCTGAGTAAGGAGAAGATGTATCCCTTTTCTTTTTATTAGGCATTAGTACTTCATTCCTTTCTTTTTAGTTTTCTTTGGTGGTCTACCTTTTTTGGTTCCGTATGTTCCTTTACCTGATGGGGCCATAGCTCTCCTAAAAATTAATGTCTGATCTGTCAAGTTTATCCATAACGTCTTGACGGTACGCTTCATCTTGGTCGTAACGTGGATCGTTCATGGCACGAAGGAGTTCCGCTTGACTTCGGAATACATCTCCTTTGTTTGATGCAGGCTTACCTGTATAGGTTTTACCCTCTGAGCCATTGGCTGCCTCATACTGAGCTTTGAGCCCAGCAGCAGCCAGCTTTATGGCTGCAAGGCTGCCGCTCTCTATGGTCTGATCGTAGCCTTGTATCACATCTTCGGGCAAGTTAGACTTGGCCCAGTTAATGACTTGAGTATATTGTGTGTTACCACCTACTGACTCCTTGATGCTTGTAATATCATCGTTGGTTATCTCAGGTATCTGCTGTACAGGTTGATTACCTTGCACTTCCATGTAGGCGTTGAGTAAGTCTTGGCTAGACATTTCTGCTAGCTTGGACTTGGTAGCATCAGATAACTTACCTCCAGCTTTACTCCACTCTTCTGACGCGTTGGTGATTAGCTGTGCATTATCAGATATCTTTGGTTTTTCAGGTTCAGCTGTTTCTTCTTTCTTCTCGCCTAGTTTACTCTCTAGCTCTTTGTATGCCTTCTCTAGTTCTTCAGCGTTCTTATACTTACCGGCAAGTAAAGGCTCTTCTGCTGGTGCAGGCTCCTTACCTTGTTCCTGTGCTTCCGCGACTCGTAGTGAGTCTTGCTCGTCAGGAGTAAGATTAGTCTCAACTGTCTCAGTTGGTGTATTGTTTTCGTATGATAAAGTTTCTGCCATGTGTTACTGTGGTGGTATAATGTTGCCCAGAACTCCAGCTGCTTGTTCAGCTATGTCTGGGTTCTTGCTAGGATCCATAAGTGGTGTACCGGCTAGCTGACCAGCTTGATCTATTAGAGACTTGGATTGCAGTTCCTGTGTCTGCTGTTCCTTCATCTGTTCTAGCTGTTCGCCTGTACGTACAAGATTAAGTACGTCAATACCCTGTGCAGCTGCCAATCTCTTGATAGCTTCTGTTGGGTCTATGTACTTCATCAGTGCTTCTGGGCCTAGTGTTTGTGCAACTGTTTGTATAAACCTAGTTAAAGCTTCGTTGTCCTGACCTCTGCCGAGACTGTTGATACCAGCCACAATCTTCGGTCTGACAAGATTCTTTGGTAGGTTAGGTATTTGGTTGCTTCGTTGTAGTATCAGCAGGGTTCTGTTAAGATAGGGTACTAGGAACTCTACTGTGAGCAAGCTAAATAAACCACCCAAAGACTTCTCTAGTTCTAACTGTGTGAGGCGTACCTCTTCTGCTGTTACCCTCTCTGCGTTCCTGACATTCATAACCAAGAAGGCTTCGAGTATTCTTCTTTCTATTTGTGATGCTAGGTTAGCAGCCGTCGAGAAGTCAGCAGTCTTACCGACTTGCACAACTCCTACATCTTCTGGTCTGCCTTGTATGATAGCACCGTTGCCGGCCTTAGCCAGCGTTCCGGGTTTGGTTGTAGCTGATGGTGAGACAAGAAAGACAACCTTACTTGCTACACTTGCACCCTCTACGAGAGCCTGAGACAATCCATCGAGACTTCGCAAGTCACCGAGGAACTCTTCTACTCTACCTCTACCGTAGTCTTCACCGTCTACTGTGTTGAATCGAAGAACCAACCATGGAGAAGTACCTTTTGGTGCTGTACTACGTGTGCCTTCAAGTATCTGATCGTCAGCTTCTTGATGCCACAGCCAGCGGCCACTGTTTTCATCCATACGCACGTAGGTATACACCTCTGCGTCATCTTCTGTCGAACCATAATCACCATTGACTGGCTGTTCTGGAGGCTTAGGCGATTCGATACCTAATATCTCTCTGTTAATTAATTCTTTTGTAACGATCTCTACAACGTTACCGTTACCGTCTCTGTTGACAACGTACCTTTGTAATGGATAGTGCTTTAAACCATCCTTGCTCATAAATATAAGAGCATTACCAGATACAATCAGATGTTTCAGTGCTTGGTGCACTACAACTCTATCACTAGATGCAGCTATGTAATCCATAATCAATCTCTCGATCTTTGAGAATGATAGGTCTAGCTCACTACGCATAGATTGATCCATCTGTTCGCCAAGCTGGTCGTCTCTTACTTGTAATTTAAAGAAGGCCGACTGTGGTGGCAAGATTGCAAGCATAAGTTTTGCTGCAAGTGTTACCACCGCTTTGGCTCCTACTGATTGGTAGGGTTGTATTAGAGTACGTTTACCTTTGTAGTTGTCATCCTGTTGGACTAGATAAGGCAGGGTAAGTTCAGAGCACTCAACTGCTGTATCAAGAAACTGTGTTCTGTTTGTTAGTAGCTGGGTGTATCTTTCCCTAGCCTTAGACATTTAATCCTCCAGTTCCACCACCTTCACCGCCGCCGGTGTTAATGTTGATTTTCAAAGCGTCTGTACCCATTCTTTTGGATGCTCCTCTTTGATCTTCTTTCTTAGCTGATGTGCCATACTCAACGCCAGCTACATCATCAGGATCTAGTAGTTCCTTTTTGCCGGGTAGTCTAGAAGTTTGAACTAAGTCAGGGTTTCTAGGCTGTATTGGTTGTGGTATTGGTGCTGCTGGTGTTGGTGGTCTGGGTCTAAATGGGCCTACGCACATAGTTATTCCTCTAAAATAGATTTTACATATTGTACTACCGATGCTTGACCGGATCTGTACATGATGGAGGCTAGCTCCTCCTTGGGGTGGACTGGATGCCAAGCGAACTTGGACTCCAAATCCTCTACCAATTTCTGTAGCTTCTCTGAATGAAAGCTAAGCGTATTGGGGGAGGTTTGTATTTGCATGTTCAAAAAACGCTGGCATGCGAGCTGCTCTGGTATCAGCAAACTGTGGTGCTTTACCTTCATACATCAGCCGATCGCTCGCATCTAGCCAGAACTGTTTGTCTAAATGTTTATCGGCTGAGGTTTTCAAGGGTTGCATTACCCATGAAATAGTTGCCTTCCTAAGCTTATCCAAGCTACTGCTAGGACGAAGGCCAAGCTCGGCACAGACCAAGCTATTCGTTGCCACGTGTACTTGTTCGTCTCTGGAAATATCAGCTGATACCGTTCTGATAGCAGCATCACCAGTAAACCTAAAGAAAGGTAATAGAACAAAGAATACAGCTCGCTCTGCAACGAGGGCTTTTGTAATAGTATGATCGGGGTGTGCAATCCATGCATCTCTTATTCTCTTTGCTTCTGCTTCCGCCTCTACGTCTGCTCCATGAGCGTCAACGATAAAGTTCAAAGCAATGTCATGCTTTTCTTCATCTTTGACATTCGACTGGAGAAGCTTTCTAGCTGTATCGGGTACTTCTTTCTCAAGACCCTCAAGAATAAAGTCTCCAACTGGCAGCTCCATATGACGTATTGCGAGAGCACGTTTGATGGTTTCTTCAGCACCTTCTTTCAGTGCTCCTTTGGTGGGTTGGACGGGTGTCCATGTTCTTTTCCTGTTAAATAGTTTTTCGTATGGGTTCATTGTTCGCAGTCGCATTGGGGTTTATCTAAAATGCCTGCCAAGTAATTGTCGACATCAATATCACCCAACGCTGCGTAAGCATCAGACTTATCTTGTACATCGCCCATGACTTGGAGGGAATAATATAACGAAGTCTGTGGACTAGCTAGCCACTCTTCGATAAACGCTTCGTCGTAAGTTACTACGTCGCTCC